TGAGGAAGCAAGTGAAACAGACAACGATAGTTGGGATTGATTTTAGTTTAAACTCACCGGCCATTTGTGTGAGTGATGTTAGTCTTAAATTTGAAGATTGTAAATTCTTTTACTTAACAAGTAAGAAAAAACATATCGGTAATATGATGAAGAATATATTAGGTACTGAACACATTGAATATAAAAATCCTATAGAAAGATTTGCTAATCTATCTACTTGGGCATTATCAATCATAAACAAACTAACAGAACCTAAAATTTTCATTGAAGGTTATTCTTATGGTAGTAAAGGTCAAGCCATATTTCAAATTGCAGAAAACGGTGGCATATTAAAGTATAGGTTAAGTCAATACGATTATAGAATATTAGTACCAAGTGTAATTAAAAAGTTTGCTACAGGTAAAGGTAACGCAGATAAAAAGATGATGTATGAACAGTTTACGAAAGATACCAATACAAATCTAATGAAAGCCTTTGATATACCTACACTCAACAATCCAATAACAGATATAGTAGATGCTTATTATATAGCCAAAAAAGGTTATTATGAGAGTAGAATGTGTGGTACTTAAATGAGAATAGCAGTAGTCACAACATTAAATAAATCTTTATATGATTATTATGCATTTAGATTTTTACAAAGTTACAACTGGCCATTTGATTGTTATATTTACCACGAAGGCTGGGCACCAGAAAATCGTAGCAATATAATATACAGAAATATATACGAAACAAATCCTAGTATAAAAGATTTTATAGAAAGAAATAAAAAACGAAATCATTACAGTACAAATAAAGATGACACAAGTAAGATAATTTATGGTATGGATTTTATAAAAGATGCCATACGTTTTAGTTTTAAAGTATATGCCAAAACTCATTTAATGATGGAAGGAAAATATGATTATGTATTTTGGGTAGATGCTGATGTTATATTTAAAAAGATAATAACAAAAGAAGAATTGATACAAAAGATATTACCAATAGATTATACTATATGTTACTTAGATAGACCTGAGCCACCTAGATATCCTGAATGTGGATTTGTAGGTTATAATCTAACAAATAGTCATACAAGAAACTTTGTAGAAAAATTAAGAGAATATTATGATACCGATTTATTATTTAAAGAAGAACAATGGCACGACAGTTACGTATGGAATAAAGTAAGAGAAAAGTATTTGTCAGGACAACCACAATATAATTTAACTGGAACAAGAAAAGATGGACACGTGTGGTCAACATCAAAACTAGCTGAATACACAACACATTTAAAAGGTAAAATAAAGAAAGATGCAGGAAAAGATGATACAGATAAATATAGTTAAAGGAAATATATAATATGTGGCCAAAATATATAGTAAAAGATAATTTTTTAAATGAAGAACATTTTAATTTAATAAAAAATATTTCATTTGATACTAAACAAGATGAGTGGGACATTTTTAAACATAAAATTTATAATGACGGTAAAACAGAAATAATTTTTGCAAGTTCATCCAACAAAAAACGTACATCGCCTTTATCAGAAGAAAACATAAAAAATATAAGCGACACATACCACGATTATATGATAAATTGTTTAAAAGAATTAGCGCCTGAAAAATTACAACATTATTGGTATACAGAATTAAATGTTGTAAATAACGGTAAAGATTATCTATTTCCAATACATAGTGATAGTAGAGATAAGTTATTAAGTGTTGTAATTTATATTTCTCCTGAAAAAAATGAAGGTACTTGGTTGTATGAGGACAAAAATGGCAAAAATGCAAAACAAGTAGAATGGAAAACTAATAGAGCTTTTATCTTTAGTAGAACAGATAACACTTGGCATAGTTACAAAGCTGATGGAATTAATAATAGATTAGCACTTGTATATAATCTAAGATCAGATAAGTATTGGAAAAAATAATGTTTAATGAATTTGAGAGTTTACAATATAATAATAAAGAAATTAAATTTTATACACCTACTAAAAAAACAGCAGGTCGTGTAAATAAAATTTTTAGAAAAGAGCCTATTACTATTACTTGGATGAATAATATAAAACAAGATGAAATAGTTATAGACGTTGGTGCTAATGTAGGTATGTATTCTCTTATGTCAGCTGTAGGTAGAGGTGCATTTGTTTATGGTTTTGAACCTGAAGCATCTAATTATAATTTATTAGTACAGAACATTAAATTAAATAGTATGTCTAAAAAAATACAAACGTATTGTGCAGGCGTTTTAGATTATGACGGGTTTTCATCTTTAAATATAGCTGAGGATAGAGATGTAGGGCCTGGTGGTTCTTGTCATACAGTTGAAGAAGAAGTAAATTTTGATTTAACACCAATGAATGTAATTTTTAAACAAGGTATAAATGTAATAAAATTGGATACATTTTGCGAAAAATTAAAAATTAAACCAGATCATATCAAAATAGATGTAGATGGTTTAGAACATAGAGTAATAAACGGTGCTATTGAATCTATTAAAAACTCTAAAACAGTTATAATAGAATTAAACACCAATTTAACAGAACACAATGAAACTATAAATTTAATGAAAAATTTAGGTTTTAAATTAAACGATACGCAAGTAAAAGATGCGTTAAGAAAAAGTGGAACTTTCTTAAATGTAGGAGAACATCTTTTTTATAAAGAATAAATAACATATATGATAAACATTTTTATAGGATATGATAGTAAAGAAAAGATAGCACATCACATATTATCAGAAAGTATATTAAGACGCAGTACAAAACCAGTTGCAATTACACCGATATATTTACCAAATATTAAAGATGATTTTGTAAGAGAAAGAAACAATCTTTCATCAACAGAATTTTCATTTAGTAGATTTATTATACCACACCTTATGAACTATCAAGGTTGGGCTTTGTTTATGGATTGTGATATGTTAATGATGGCCGATATAGCAGAACTTTGGCGACTAAGAGATGACAAGTATGCTGTACAGGTTTCTAAACACGACTACACACCTAAAGATGAAACAAAATTTTTAGGTCAAGTACAATCAAAATATGCCAAAAAGAATTGGTCAAGTTTTATGTTAATGAATTGTAAGAAGTGTACTACATTAACACCTGACTATGTCAATAAGGCCAGTGGTTTAGAGTTACACCAGTTTAAATGGTTAGAGAACGAAGAATTAATAGGTTCATTACCATTAGAATGGAATTGGTTAGTAGGTGAATACCCTTACAAAGAAGATGTTAAGAACGTGCATTACACAGATGGTGGCCCCTATTTTAATGACTATAATACTTGTGACTATTCAAGTGATTGGTACAACATTTATACAAACACAGTAAAAATACAAATACAAAAATGAGTTTATATAATACATATTTAGAACAAGCTAAAATTATGCATAAAGATCCTAACGTATGGAAAGGCCATATGATTAAGAGATATATGCCACAAATAAAACAAATTATAGAAGAAAAAAATATAGATACTATCTTAGATTATGGATGCGGTAAAGCACAACATCATCCTGATAGTTGGAATAGTTACAAATATGACCCAGCTATACCACAATTTTCAACTAAGCCTGATAAAAATAAAAAGTTTGATTTAGTATTATGTGTTGATGTATTAGAACATATACCTGAAGAAAGTTTACCAGAAATTATCAAAGAGTTATTTGAGTATTCTAATAAGTGGGTATTTTGTACAGCGGCAGTAAAAGAAGCTGGCAAAACATTACCGAATGGTATGAACGCACACGCAACCGTTAAACCAGAAGATTGGTGGAAAGAATTATTTAAACCTTATAAAAACTATACATTAGATTTTACAACTAAAAAACCTACCAAAAAGAAAAAATACTAATGACAAAAAAAATATCGGTGTATCTACACACAACAACCGATTCAACTTACAAGTCAATGTGGATGAGAGCCTTTCATAAAGGAGTTAGTTATCATAATGATTGGGAATCTATTTTCGTACAAGACAATGACATAATAGACACTGAATATGCTTTTTGTTTTGCTTATCAAGTACAAGGTGATGTTAAAGCAAGTGATACAAGTTTAAGAAGAAAATGTATAGAGAAATGGGAACCAACTGGTAAAATATTTTACTTAGACAGTGATATATTAATATCATATGATGGTTTTGAATTAGCTAAAAAAACTATAGAAACAATGACATCACAAGGAAAAAGATACGTAAGATTTCCTTATTCAGGTATATATGCAAATAAGGCAAATTATTTTTTTGATAAAATAAACAATAACAATTTATTAAGCCGTTGGGAAGAAATTAAAAATAAAAAAAATATTCAAGTAAAACCATACGATAAAACAGGCGAATACATTTTGATTACTTGTAATAGAGGAGAAGAAGGATATTCTGCTGAAAAATTAAATGCTTCAACTTTTGCTATAAACACTATTGAAGAATTAAAAAAATACACAAATAGACCTATAGTAGTTAGATACCATAGAGCTAATTCTAATCAACAAGAAAAAGATATTGAAACTTTAGATACCTGGTTAAAAAATAATAATATTACAAATGTTACAATACAATCTAAACACAGAAACAATTATCCTGATAATATTGATGTTATAAAAAATAGTTATGCAGTTATAACTTATTCATCATCATCAGCTGCACCAGCTATTGTTGAAGGCAAACCATTATATGTTAAATCTAAGAATTGTTATTTTTACGATATGGACTGTGGAGATTTTAAAGACATTGAAAATCCTATTAATTTACCAGATAGAGATAAATGGTTTTTAAAATATGCTGGTACACATTATAATTTGCAAGATGTTGAAAACGGTTATTTTTTTGGATTAATTAAAAATTATATTTAATATGTTAAGATGTTATGATAGAGTGCGAGTAAAAGTAGACAAGTTTTTAAATCTATTATACGAATCAAATATAAAAAATCAATTTATAAAAAGTAATGAGGTTGATATATCATCAAACATACCTTGTGTGTTTAGAGGTATTACTCGCATAGAACTTATAAAACAATGTTTAGATAATAATATTGAATTTTTTTACATAGACACAGGTTATATGGGTTGTTATCCTCATAAAAAATGGCATAGATTTGTAAAAAATAATTTTCAAAATTTAAATCATATGTCATTAGAAGAAATAAAAAATAAAATTGATATTAAAATTGCATTTAATAGATTTAAACAAATTTTACAAAAAGATTATCAAGATTTTTTTCCTATTAAAAAACAAACAGGAGAAAATATATTAATTATACCACCTACACCTAAAGTTTTAAGTTGCTTAAAAGTTTTAAAACCATTTGATTTAAATGTTGAACAATGGATAGAAAAAACAATTAAAGAGATTAAACAATACACAGATAGAAATATTATTATAAGAAAAAAACCTAATAGAAATATAAGAGTAAAACACAATAGGTTAACAGATCAACTAATAAATGATAAAATACATTGTGTGGTTTCTTTTACAAGTATAGCATCATTTGAAGCTGTAACACAAGGTTATCCAACAATAACATTAGGTCCTTCAGCAGCTAATTACTTAGCAGAAAAAAGTATAAGTAATATAGACAATCCTTTTTTTCCTACTGACGAACAAATAAAAGAACATATGTTTTATTTAACAGTTTGTCAATTTAATAAAGACGAACTTAAAAATGGTTATGCTGTTGAAACAGCCATAGCATTACAACATAATCAAAAGTATATAAATTTTAATATATGATAAAATTTTATATACCAAATTCAGAACCTTTAGAAAATATTAAAAGGGCATCTCGCAGATTTAGAGCTATGATACCATTAAAAGGTATGAGACCTGACGATAAAATTATTGATAGTTTAGATCAAGTAAAACCTGGTGATATAGTTGTAGTCGCTAAAAAAATTAAACAACAAGAAGTTTTGTATTTAAAAAATATAGAAGCAAAAGTTGTATATGACATATGTGATTCTAAATGGCATAAATCTTGGCAAAAACCTTATGTAATAAAAGAATTAAATGATATATGTGCTATGGCTAATTTAATAGTAACTACTACGCCTGAATTAGCTAAGGAAATAAAAATACATACAAATAAAAATGCTTTTATAATACCAGATCCTACGGAAAGAGAAAGGTTAGAACCTAATTTTAATCCTAGTACTACTATTAATCTTTTTTATTATGGTTCAGAAAAAAACTTTTCAACTTTAGATTTAAATAATATTATAGAAACCATAAAAATATTTAAGTTGAATAACGATATTCTGCATTTTAAATTTTTTTTAAATATAATGATTGATAGATCAAAAAAACATATAGATAGATATTATAGATATATAGAAAAAGAAAAAATATTGAAAATATATGAATATAACTTTACAGAACAAGAAAAGTTAATAAAAATGAGTGATATAATACTTTTACCTATTAGATCAAAAAATTTTAATACAAAAACAATTTATCAAAAAAGTCCTAATAGAATCTTAGATGCAATTCAAATGGGTAAAATTGTAATAACAAATTCAGGAGTAGCTAGTTATGAAAAATTAAGAGATTTTGTATACTGGATGTACAATGAAAATTATGGAGAAGCAATTTATTGGTTACTAAATAATAGAGAACAAGTAATAAAAAAAATTACTTATGGTCAAAATTATATTGACCATTATCACACGCCTGAAGTTATAGGTAAAAAGTGGATTGAAATAGAAAGGTTAGTATGAAAAGAGTATTGTTAACAGGCGGTGCAGGTTTTATAGCACATCACACTATAAGACATTTATTAAAACATACAGATTGGGAAATAGTATCTTTAGATAGATTAGATTATTCAGGTAATTTAAATCGTATTGCAGATATGATGAATGAGTTTGATAAAGAAACTCAAAAAAGATTACGTATAGTTTTTCACGATTTAAGAGCTGAAGTAAATCAAATGTTGTCAGCCGA